TTTTAAATCATAATAAAGAAATGAATGAAATTCGTAAAAATAAACTTGCCTTTATTGATAAACTAAGTGATGCCGAAGTTCTTGGCCAAGACTCGATTTTGACAATCGTCGAGGGAGATAGTGCGGGAAGTTCTATAGCAATGGGGCGAGATACAAAAAAATACGGGATTTTACGAATTCGTGGCAAAATGAAAAACTCGTTAAAGTCAGACGATGAAGAAATTTATAAGAACGAAGAAATTAAACTTCTTCTTTATGCTCTTGGAATTGATATTAATAAGTACGATTCTAGCAAGCTTCGTTATGGAAAAGTGGCGATTTGTGTTGATCCGGATGAATAATATTGTCCGTAAATACTTTAGTCTTAGCTAAGACGGTTTATTTATTTTAAAATAAATAAGCTAACGGTATCAGCGAAATAAGACCGTCTATTGAAACCACAAGAGATAATAGACAATAACTGTGGACGAATAAGCTGACTAAGAAACCCTAAACCTGAAAATGGTGAGATTAAGGGAATACCGTGGGAATCATAATTAATCCATTTCTATTATGGCGGTGATAACATGATAGGAATTTATAAAATAACAAATTTAATTAATGGTAAAATTTACATTGGACAATCAAATAATATAAAAAGAAGATTTGGAGAACATCAAAGGCTTGGTTACAAGTCAAGAATTTTAGTTGATAAAGCAATTGCCAAATATGGTGTTAATAATTTTTCTTATGAAGTATTGGAAGAATGTCCATTAGAGAAATTAAATGAAAGAGAATAGTACTGGATAAAAGAATATAAAAAAGAATATGAACTTTATAATTTTTCTGAAGGCGGCGATTAGTAGTCAGTAGGAGAAAATAATGGAAGAGCAATAGTTACAGAAGATGAGGTAAAAATAATTCGTAATGCTTATAATAATCATTTAAGAAGAAAAGATGTTTACGAATAGTTCAAAGATAAAATTGCCTTCTATACTTTTGCAAATATTTGGGACGGTTCAACTTGGTCTCATGTAATGCCCGAAGTTTTTACTCCAGAAAATAAATTATTTTATTAGAAATAGGCTACTAATGGAGAAAATTCTACTAAAGCAAAATTTACAAATGAAGAAGTTCTTAATATGAGAGAACGATATGTAAATGAAGATGCTAAAAGTATTTATGAAGATTATAAAGATAGATGTTCTTATAATACAGTACAACAAATTTTATGGGGTAGAACCTATAAAGATTTACCAATTTATAAAAAGAAAGAAAAGAAATGGATTAATAAGTGAAGCCTGTATCGACTATCTCCGTGAAGGAGAGTACTGATACTATTAGCACGTATCGGGAAAGAGTATTCTCTCTAATATAGAGAGTAAAATATAGTCAGGTCCAGTTCGAAAGACTGGAGTAACTGGATGATGGATATCATATCGCCCTTCTGATCATGGCTAACCTCCATAAATTATGTCCAAAGTTTCTCGAGGAAAACAGACTCTACTGGTTGCGTTCGCCACTCTTTATAGAGCAAGATAAAAATAGTAATCCAATTAGTTGGTATTATACCGACGAAGAATTTAATAAAGTTCGTGGACATCTCAAAGGCTCGATTAAGCGCATCAAAGGACTCGGCGCCCTCTCTGAAAAGGACCTCAAGGCAACGATGTTCTCGACTACCGGCGGCCAAATGATGGATGAAATTGAATATTCTCCAGAGGGAGTTGAACAATTAAGTAATCTTATGGGAATTGATGTTTCTTATCGTAAGGATTTTGTCTTTAATAGAATAGACTTCTCTCAATATGGAGATATGTAATTTGACTTTTATATAAATTTATGATATAATATTAATATAAAAGGAGTGATAAAATGAAAGTAAATTTATTAGATATAGTAGACAAAAGTTTTTCAACCTATGCCGCTATGACTATACAAGATAGAGCAATTGTTGACGTACGAGATGGTATTAAGCCCGCTGCCCGTCAATGTATGTATGCTCAATATCTTGAAAAAATAATATATAAAAAGCCTTTTAAAAAATCAAACAAGTCTGTCGCCGCAGCAATGGACCACTACTACGTGCACGGCGACGCTTCGTGCTATGCACTTCTAGCTCGTTTAGCAAAAAGTTTCACGATGCGGTATCCGTTAGAGGACTTCGAGGGTTCTTATGGAACAATTTCGGGTGGTAATACAGAGGCTGCCTCAAGATACACGGAAATGCGGCTTGGAGAATTGGGCTATTTAATGTATGAGGGTATTGAGAAAGATTGTATTGATAAGTGGTTTAATAATTATGATGATACAGAACAATTTCCTAGCGTTCTTCCATCTTTGGGCTTCTACAATATTTGCAACGGTTCGCTTGGAATAGCTACTGCTTTGTCTAGCTCAATACCTCAGTTTAATTTAAAAGAAATTAATGAAGCAATGATTAAACTTCTTTGGAATCCAAATATTAGTTTCGATGAAATTTATTGTGCTCCTGATTTTTGTACTGGGGCAACAATTCTTAATGCTGATGAGGTAAAAGAATCACTAAAAAATGGTACTGGCCGCTCAGCTATTATTAGAAGTACAGTTACTTATGATGAAAAGGAGAATTGTCTTTATATAACTGAAATTCCTTATGGGGTTTATACAGGAACAATAATTAAGCAAATTAAAGATGCAGTTGAAAAGGCAGAGATTATTGGAATTAAAAAGATTGATGACCTTTCAACAAGAAAAGCCAATATTAAAATTCTACTTGAAAAGAATGTTAATGTTAATAAGATTGTTAAACAGTTATATAAACTAACTTCAACACAAGATAGCTATACTATTAATATGGTTATGCTTGATAATGGTACAACCCCAAAAGTTTTTGGTTGGAAAGAAGCTTTGCAGGCACATTTAAATCATGAGATAAAAGTTTATACTAAAATTCACCAATATGATTTAAAGAAAATAGAAGATAGAATTAATATTATTAATGGTATTCTTTTAGCAATTGCAAGCATTGATGAAGTTGTTAAACTAATTAAATCTTCTAAAAATAAAGATGAAGCAAAAGAAAAACTTATAGAACGTTTTGATTTTAATGAACCGCAAGTTAATGCAATTCTTAAAATGACGCTTTCGAGATTAATTAATCTTGAAATTCAATCTTTTAAAGACGAAAAAGAAAAACTACTTCTTGAAAAAGATAGTATACTTGAAATTCTTTCAAATAAGGAACTTCTTTATAAAGAAATTGAAGATGGACTTCGTAGAGTTGCCGAAAAATTTGGAGATGAAAGACGAACAAAGTTAATGAATCTTAATTACAAGGGCGAAGCCGAAGATGCAGAACCAATTGAGAAAAAAGAACTTTTAATTTACTATACAAATCTTAGTAATATCTATACCTTAGAATCAACAACTCTCGTTAAAACTAAGCGCGGTGGCAAGGGTTCAAAAATTAAATTAGCAAATAACGAATTTGTTACTAAAGTCTTAAGAGATGATAATTTTAGTTCACTTTTAATTTTCTCTAATAAAGGTAAAATGTACCATATTTCCGCAGATGAATTGCCAATTAATACTAAAATTAATATTGCTCAGTTATTTGAATTTGAGCAAGGTGAAAAGCCAACCACTTTAACTTCTTTAAAATCAAAAGAAGAAATTAAGTATTTTACTTTTGTAACAAAGAATGGTATAATAAAGAAAACATTAGCTGAAGAATATAATATTAAGAGAGGAAAATCTCTTAAAGCAATTAATCTTAAAGATAATGATGAAGTTGTTAATGTAATGTTTATGAATGAAGAAAAAGTCGGTATCTTGACTTACTCTGGAAATTTTGTTATAATAAATACAGAAGATGTGAGAGCAATAGGTAGGGCGGCAGCAGGAGTAAAAGCTATTAAATTATCTGATGGTGATTATGTAATTGATGCTAATACAATCCCAAACTCGCATAAGTTTTTAATAACTCTTTCAGAAAAAGGACTAACAAAGAAAACTTCAATTGAAGAATTTCCTATTTGTAATCGAGGTATAAAAGGAAAGAAAATTTCCGATGTTCGTGAGGGAGATAGAATTATTAAGTATTTGACTTTGGAAGAAGACTGTGATATAATTATTAATAGTAAAAGGAAAGTAATTAAAATCAATTCTTCTGAACTGCGAACATTATCTCGTGCCGCGATAGGTGTTAAATCAATTGATATAGCAGATAATGATATAGCAGTAGATTTAACAAAGGAGTAGTGGTAAAATGACTATAGAAGAAAAAATTGATGTAATAAAAGAAAATAAGGATGCCGCGGCAGCGGCGCTTACTTCTTATTTAGATAGTATTTATAATATGGTAGATAAATACTTTGATAAAGATGGTAGTCTAAAAGAAGGATTAGTTCATGATGAAAAAATTGAAAAAATGATTTGGGACTATAAAGCAGATAGCGTAAAATATGAAAAAGTTAGAACAAAGATAAAGAAAAATGACTTTAATTTGTCTCTCTTTGAAATTAACCTAGTGGGTTTAGCTTTTCTTTTTGTTACAATAAGATTAGAAAAGCAAATTAAAACGTTTGAAGAAGCAAGAAAAGCTTCTTCAAATATAGTTAATCAATTAATAGATAGTGAAAGTAAAACAATTGACTTTTCTAAGGAAGTATGATATAATATTAATATAGCAAAGGAGATAAAGTCTTATTTAAAAGATAAGAATTAATATTTTGACTTTTACTAAAATCTATGATATAATAAATATAGAAAATAAAACAGTAGTCTTTTAGTTAAAATTTTTAATAAAAACTATTGTTTCTATTTAATAAAATAATTTTAATTTAAAGGAGTGATTTTAAATGGCTAAGAAACCAATGTCAGAAGGAGCAAGAAAGGTACTTAATTATCTTAAGGAAGCAGGTGCAAACGTATCATTTTCAGTAAAGGAGGTTCAGACAGCTCTCGGTTTTGAGCATCCAGGTTCAGTAACTGGTTCTGTTACGGGTCTCGTAAGAAAGGGATATGCAGTTTGGACAAAGGAGGAAGTAACAGACGAGGAAGGTAAGACTAAGGAAATTTCTAAGTTCTACCTTACAGAAGACGGTTTGAACTTCGATCCTGACGCTCCAGTTGAGGACTAATTGAGATTAGCGGAGATTAATTTCTCCGCTTACTTTTTAAGAATTTTATTTGAATTATTTTAATTTTTAATTTTTGGAGGATTATAATTTATGTTGAATATTAAACAAGTAGAAAGTAAAAATGAATGTTATATTAGTGGAATTTTGAATGAACT